GCAGGAGAGGGGCAGGCGGAGGATTTAAGAGGGGGTGGCTCCGTAGAACCGAAAGCACACTGTTTCTGAACTACTGACAAACCCGCGCAGCAAACGCATAGCGCTGCTGATGGGTTGCGCAGATGCGCAAACCCGCAATCGCGGGAGGGACACCCGCAGGTCTCCCGCAAACCTATCGGGTCACGGTTCGATCCTGGTCGATGTATAAAGCGACTTTTTTATGCATAGTATAACACAACGGCGCAGCAACACGCAGCAACCGTTGAAGCAAAAAAAAAAAGAAAAACAGGGCCGTCCACACAAAGGATCGAACCCTCGACCTCTGGGTGCAATGTGCCGTTTAGGCGAGTCCCGTTGGACGCGCGATAAAATATCTGTCGAACAGCGAGGGACTCGCCCGATCGGCACAAACAAAAAGGGCCCTTTACAAACCCGTGCGCTGAAGCGACCGGATACGCGCCGCAATGCGTGCGCTCTCAATCAGCAACACGCGATTCAACTCGTACGGATTCGCAGCAGTGCCAATTGCATGAAACACCCGCGCGCGCGCCGCCGCCTGAAAAGCAGGAGCTAGTCGCCAGTGTTCAGCAGTAGCCTGCAACCGGAGCAATATAGCCCGATTGCGAGCAACCATCGCCGCATGCGCAGGACCACCTTGACGAGTAGCCTGCGGATAACGCGCCATTCCCACGCGCCCTATGGGCAAATATCGCTTGCCGCCGTTAGCAAAGCACGGCGGGTATCAAGCGCGCACATACGCACCGCGTTACGAGCCGTACACGGCGCGGCCGGACGACACTGTCCGGGAAGTGCTGACAGGGGCGGGAGCTTATAAGCTCCGCAACGCTTATGACAACCTTAAGCGCAAGAAGTTCGCGGGGACTATCGCCGCACTAGCCGTTGGTGCTTACAAACATCGGCACAACGCCAAACGGCTGTACGACTTCGTCAAGTCCGCTCAAGAAAAACGCCGTGAACGCATCCGCCGTATCGCGGGATGGGAACAGGCGCACACGCCGCCGAACCGGCGGCTCAACTTCGGGCAGACAGAACCCCCGAAGATCAAGGGCAAGAGAAGCGGCGGGCGAAGGGCCCGAATCTACGGCGGGACCGCAGCCACTGCACGTTAAATTCAGTCACTCTTACGCGCGCCGCTTCAACGGATCCAAGCACCGCCGTCGCAGCGGGCGTGCTCGTAACTTTCTTCTTGTCCCTTGTTACCGTGGCAGCAACGCACAGCGCGCTCCACTTCCACTACCGGGACCTCGACGTGGACGTCGAGCCATGCCCTATGCAAAGCGTACCGCCTCGCGCCCTCGCAGCCGCGCTCCCGCGCGTCGCCCGGCTAAGCGCACTAAGCGAGTCGGAGGCAGCTCACGCAAAAGCTTCGCACCAGTGGCAATCGGCACGTCCAACCGCGCCACTGCCATGAGCAACCACAAGATGGTGCAGGTGTCCGACACCTGCACACGCATCTACGGTCGCTCCTACCTTGGCAACGTCGACAACAACATCGTCGCCGGTAACCAGGTCGTCGCAGTCGGCCCACCAGAGGTGGTAGCCGGTGCAAACGGCAACGAGTACGGCCTCGTCTTCGACATTAACCCAACGTTGCTAGGCGACCGCGTCGCCGTCATGGCCGGCACATACGACAAGTACGTCTACCAGTCCATGAAGTTCACGTACACCCCGCAGTGCTCCTCTACGCAAGTCGGCAGCGTCGTCCTAGCGTTCGAACGCGACCCGCAGGGCATCCTAGCAAACACAGCCAGCACGAAGTACATGCAGGAGATCATGTCCTACGAGCACGCGGTGCTGACGCCGGCTTGGCAACCCACTAGTGTCACGTACAAGCGCGACCCGCAGGAAATGAAAACCTGGTTCATGAGCGGTGACCAGGCCACCGTCAGCACACGCGAGACCTCGCAAGGCGTGCTGCTGGCATACGTCAGCCAGACCGGAGTTGCTCCAGCAAACCTGGGCTTCATCACCATCGACTACGTCCTTGACTTCATCGCTCCGAACATCATGCCCAGTAAGGCAGTTCCAGTGCAGCCGGAGCAGTTCCGCAAGTCCTCGTACGAGTGCTTCGGCACTTTCATCCAAGCAGCAGACAACAACAGCTGCTGGTTCACCTTCGCCGGATCAAACTCGGACCAAGCCAAGTTCAACAGCGGCGATATCATCGAAGCCGTTTACGCCGGCCCAGAGCCGTGCGCCGGCTTCAAGTCAATCATCGACGGGTCGTTCACTACCGCAAACATCAACCCCGGCGACAAGCTCTACCTCGCCATCGGCAACCAGCTCGACGGCAACAAGAAGGGACTCGTGTTCACAAACCTTGCACACGCGCTGGGAGCGCCGTCCCGCTATGGCACCAACGTCGTCGGCGCCCTGGAGGTTCTACCCACCGGCGCACTGCTGCCGACCAATAACGGCACGAACGTGAACCCGTTTACAGGCCAGCAGGTCAGCAGCGCCGCGGGCCTGCAGAAGAAGCGCTACCTCTACTTCCGCAAAATCGTTGAAGGCGGTCAGATCGACACTAGCAGCTAGGACATCGCGGCGCTAGAGGCGCAGCTTGCAGCGTGCCAAGCTGCAAATCTGGTGCTGGAAGCACAGCGGGATGCCGCTAACCGCGACGTCCACCTCTTCAACAACATCGTATCAAGAAACCCGGGAGCAATCATCCCCGGGTACGACGACTGGGTCTTCACCCAGGTACCGGCAGTGCCCACCGACGCGGACCTCCTAGTATTCTATTCGACTAAAATAGGAGGCTTCGCGACACAAGCCCTAGCCGATAACGCGGCCGTGGACTTCTACGAAAAACACGGAGCCAGCGCCGACATCCCGCCGACGACGCTGACAGCGCCGGGCAGAAACGTCGGAGGCATTTACTTCCAAGCGAGCGGGCTATATGGCGCGTGGCACAAAGCCACAACTGCCAAACGGCTGCTATACATAGCAACCTATTACCCGTAAACGCAATAGCGAGTTTTATCGAGCAAGCTCTTTCTCGCTATTAAACAACCGCCTAACGGCGGACGCAGGGGCTCCGCCCCTAGCAACCCCGACTGCAGCACGGCGTGCAAACCACTCGCTCGGTTCGGCAAGGCTCCGCTCGACGCGCTCTAGACACCGGGCTGCACAGGGGAGACCCCTGAACCCCAGACAACAGGGGGAACTCGCCCCCTGCCCCCCTTACTTGGTTCCTTGTTAGTTACCTCGCCTTGGCAAAACCCGTGGGCCCCCACCCCCGAGTTGTGCCGTTCAGGTAACGTAACGTAACCAACCACTTGGTAATATTAGTCAAGTGGTTGGTGACGTGGCGCTTCGTATGGGATCAAACTCGCGCCTGTGTCCAAGGCGCCTCCGGCGCCTTGGACTTATATAGATTGGTACTCCTAGCTGGCAGCGCCCCTAGGCTATTAAACAGAAGAGAGAGCTTAGGTCGCTGTTTAGCAGTAAGAGTACATATGCTATTACACTAGTCATCCGCCTGTGCCAGGCGGTTCTCCGTCTGATAGCGCGGCCGCTTCCCGAACTCCTCGATGCGCCGCAGCAGCGGCCGCATCTTCTCCGCACGGTTCTCGAGGCCGGGGTACCAGTCATCCGGCTCCTCGTTGGAGGTGATCACGATCGTGGAGGCGATGAACTGGACGGTGCCGCCCTTGGTCTGCACCTTGAGTTGATAGCGGTCCAGCAGGTCGAGCATGAAGCTCAGCTGCAGCTGGCCGCGGAATTCGGACAGCTCGATGGTCTCCTCACCGTTGTACCCATCGAACCAGGCGGAGTTCCCGCCATTGCCGAAGGTCATCCGGTACCGATCGGGGTACACCCGCTCGACGTACCGCGACTTGCCGCTCCCGGACGGGCCGATGAGCAGGACGATCTCGGGCTGACGCCCTCGCTTGGCGCCCCACGTGCACATAGCGCTCTTCAGCGCACGCTCGTGGCGCACGAACATCCCGAACCCGTACTTCTCGATGATATCCATCATGGAAGCACCCGCGCGAATATCTGCGAACACGCGGTCCAGAGCCTTGCCCGCCTGGTGGGACTCCCCCTCGTCACCTACGGGGTCGCCGATCTCCACAGGCTCCGTGCCGGGAACACGGGACTCTGGCTTGGTGCAGT